TCAGCTCAAGCATTTCGTTATATGGGGATGGCCGGCTGGAAGACCGGAGAGATGATAGACGGTATTGCGGGTATCATGAACTTAGCTGCGGCATCTGGTGAAGATTTGGCTATGACTGCTGATATTGTGACAGATAGCTTATCTGCTTTTGGTTTGCAAGCTAAAGACTCCGCTATGTTTGCGGATGTATTGGCAGCAGCTGCTACTAATTCGAATACGAATGTTGCTCTTATGGGGCAAACCTTCAAATATGCTGCACCAGTAGCTGGTGCTTTAGGTTTCACAGTTCAAGATACCGCAACTGCAATTGGTCTTATGGCTAACCAAGGCATCAAAGGAAGTGAAGCTGGTACAGCGTTACGATCTACGATGACAAGAATGGTCAAACCTACAAATGATTCTGCTGAAGCGATGCAAATATTAGGGCTCAATATATTAGATGCTAATGGCAAAATGAAGCCTTTTAGAGATATTATTAAAGATATTCGTTCCGGGATGAGTAAGTTAACTCCAGAAAGTAAAGCTTCAGTGGCAGCTATGTTGGCAGGTCAAGAAGCTATGTCTGGGTTATTGGCTTTGGTTAATTCCTCAGATGCAGATTTTGATAAGTTAGCGAGTGCGATTGATAATTCTAATGGTGCTGCGCAAAACATGGCCAACATTAGAATGGACAACCTAAAAGGTGATTTGGAGCAACTATCAGGAGACTGGGACTCTTTCACTACAAAAATTATGGGCGGTGGTATTGGAGGTTTCCGTGAGATTGTACAAGGCATCGATAATTGGTTCGCTGGATTTGCTGAGAATGTGGAGACAAATGGGCTCAATGTTAAATCTATCATAGACGGCATTACATCTGCGGTTAAAGAGCTAGTAGGGCAAACCGTAAAAATGGAAGGCCTGCCATCCATTTTATCTGGAATTGCGTTGGCGGTAGCTGGCGTGGGAGCTTTTAAATTCGGAAAGAAAATAAAGAACCTATTTAAGAAAGGTAAAGGAAGTTCCTCTGGCGGTGGAGATGGAACTGTTGGCGAAATGACAGTAAATGCCCTACAGGTCACTTTAAATGCTGCCAAACTATTGCCTGGAGTTGGTGAAGGTAATTTACCGGGCTTGCCAGGAGGCAGCGGAGGCAAGCGACCTTCAAATTATCCACCGAACACAACCCCTAATTATCCGAATAACTATCCTACTAATACACCTTCAACTCCTGCTAGTGGCAAAGGTCGCAAGTATGGTCGAAAAGCCTGGGATAATACTAAAAGCGCAGTACATAAATCTTGGGATATGACTAAAGCTTTAGGCGGCAAGTCTCGTGATGTTATTAAAATCGTAGGAAGCAAGTCTTTAGGGGTTGCTAAATCTACTGCACAAAAATCTTGGGGCATTAGTAATGAAATCAGGAAAGGCATTGGCGAAGTGTCTGCTAAGTCTTTTAAAGGAATAAGCAAAGGCATGGGTGTACTTGGAAAAGGTTTAATGAAAGTCGGAGGCAAGGCGGCAATACCTTTATCTTTGGCCATGGGTGCTTATGATATCGCTACATCTGAGAATAAAGGAAAAGCTGCAAGTGGCATGGCTGGTAGTTTGGCAGGTGGTTTAGCTGGTGCCAAATTAGGAGCTATGGGTGGAGCGGCATTAGGCTCTATCATACCTGGCATTGGTACAGCCGTAGGTGGTGCGTTAGGGGGATTAATTGGCGGTGTTGGTGGCGCTATCTTTGGTGAAGAAATAGGTAACAGTATCTATGAAGGAATCACAAATAATCTTGAGGGATTAAAGCAGTGGTTCTCTAATACATGGAAAAGCATATATGATGGTGTTGTTTCTAATTTTGATGGCATTAAGCAATGGTTTAGTGATACATGGGATACTGTTGTTAGCACATGTACACCTATCATTAATACGATAGTGGGTGTAGTCGCAATGGCTTATGATGGTATCGTTTCTATATGCTCACCGTTAGCAGATTGGTTTAGCTCTACCGTGTGGCAACCAATTAGCAATTTTGCGCAAAGCACTACCGATGCAATTACAAGCGCTTTTGATGGCGCATGTAGTGCGGTAAAGGGAGCGTGGAGCGGAATCGTTGGATGGTTCAATGAAAATGTATGGGGGCCGTTAAAACAATTTGGGCAAGAAGCGTTATCTACCATTGGTGGTGGAATAAATTCTGCTATGGAAAAAGGCTCATCTATTACAGGTTTAAAATTAAGTGGCCATGCGACAGGTAGTAATTACTTTGGCGGTGGCTGGACTGAAATTAATGAACGTGGCGGTGAGATTGTAGATTTACCTAGCGGATCAAGAATATACCCACATGCAACTACCGAAAAAATGTTAACTGAACAATTTAGCGGTGCGAATAGTGGCGGTAATAACTATTCTATTAGTGGCAATACATTTGTAGTACGTGAAGAGGCTGATATTGATAGAATTGCACATTCTTTATTTTCTATGATTGCGTCCGCTGAAACGAACTATGGAGGTGTTTAATGGCAAAATTAGTAGCAGGAATAGGTAGGGCATTGTCCTACCTATCCGTTATTATGGGTAAAAGTGGCAATCAGTACCCTACTATTATCTTATCCCAAGGGAATGAACGGTTAGTCTTGCCCGTGACCCCTACAAAGTATGATGTAGGATTTGAACAAGAACATAAATCTGTAGACATTACACAAATTGGTGAGGTCTTATTATTTGGCAATCCTAAACTAAAGACACTTTCGTTTGATGGATTCTTTCCAGCGAAAGATTACCCTTTTATCGTAGGTGATAAAAGAAAGCCATCAGAAATTGTATCGCTTATTGAAAAGTGGTCAGTATCTAAAAAGCCAGTCCGTGTGATTATTTCCGATGGGCCTATTAATTTAATGATGGCAATTATGTCATTTCCATGGAAGAAACAAGAAAATACAGGGGATTTGTATTTTACTCTTAGTTTTAAAGAGTACAAAGATTTGAACACATCCACCGTAAGTGATGAAACAAAGGCGGTAGATTCTACTACAGGTTTAAAAGATAGACCGACAATGGAAAGTAAGCCAACAACGGCAACCTTATTTAATCGAGGTTCAGATGTATTAGATGCAGCCAAAAAAGCTTATGGAAATTACAAACAATATGAACGCATTATCCAATCTAATGATTTAAAGAACTTGGCGATTAATAATCTAAGCCAACTTAGAAAGCTAAAGGTGAAATGATGATTATTAAACATATAGATTCTGTTGAAAATGACATTACTCATTTAGTTAATTCTGCTACATGGTCAGGTTCAAGGATACAGGCGGCTAGAAAACTAGAGTTTTCTTATACGCAAGATCCAAGAGATCCGAACTTTCCAGTATATGCGCTGAATATAGGGGAAACAGTAAAGGCGTATTCCGAAGATGGGGACCTTCAATTTGTAGGTAATATTTATGCAACGGAGCGTAAAACATCTGCATCAGCGATTACGGTGACATGTTACGATAATCTCTTTGTATTAAGTAAGTCAAAAACTACTAGGAAGTTTACTAACATGACAGCTGAGGATATCACTAAGGCTGTATGTAAGGAAATGGGAATTAAAGTAGGTAATTTGGCTGAAACAAAAGAAAAGATGACCTTTATTGCGAATAATAAATCAGGGTACCAGATTATTGTTATGGCATATACAGAGGCCTCTAAAAAGACTGGCAAGAAATACCAAACCATGATGGAGGGCGATGAGTTAGATGTTATAGAAAAAGGCTCATTAATTGAGGGCTTAGTAATCGACCAGTATAGGAATATTACGGATTCATCCTACAAGGAAAGTATCGAAAACATGGTCAATAAGGTGATGGTTACGGATGATAAAGGTAACTTAATTCGTTATGAAAGTAATGACGACCATATCAAACGATATTCCATGATACAAGAGGTTTACAAGGAGAGTAAAAACAAAAACACCGCTGAAGAGGTAAAGGCGATCTTTAAAGGGCCAGAGCGTAGTGGTACGATTGATTGCTTAGGAGATTACGATGCTTTATCTTCGTATTCAATTGAGATACGCGATATCATTGCTCAATTGAGCGGTAAATTTTGGATTAAAAGTGATACCCATACTTTCCAAAATGGGCAACACACGATGAAATTAGAGATTGAGTTTGAAAATATTATGACCGAAGAAAAAGTAGATCATTCTTTAGAAGAAAAGGAAGCAAAACGAAATGAGCGCGAAGTTAAAAAAACTGAAAAGGCCGCTCAAGGGAAAGGCCGGCGGTCAACAAAGAAACAAAGTAAAAGAAAGGTAGAGATACACTATGTACAATGATATACCGAGCGCGGCGCATTCTATGGCAAAGGTAGTGGATACTATCCATGGAATTGCAAAAGGCGAACAACCTATGGGAATGCGTATAGGTGTTGTTACCTCTCCATATCCAAACCTTGTAATTAGGGTCGATAACATCGATATTACCAACGAACAGATTTATATTAATGATTATTGGAAGCCAGATCATTATCGGGAAGCAAAAGGGCATATCATAAGTGCAACACAGCCTCGTTCAGGTGGTGGTGGATATGCTGAGTTCGCTAGCCATACCCATGATATTCATAACGATTATACAGATACTATCATTATGACGGATACGCTCCGAGTAGGGGATGAGGTAACGGTATTCCCTGTATACGGTCAAGAAGAACAATTATATTATATTGGGCAGAAAGTGGTGAAACTATGAGTGCGGAGTTCCCTTTTGTAGGTGGCTTAACCATACAAGAAAGAGAGCAAGAATTACCCGTATTCATTGAATATGATTGGGATTTTGAACATAATACTTTCAAACTCGATAGTCTTGGTAATCGAATTAAAGTGACTGCTGATGATGCACTAAAGGTTTGGGTTTATAAAGCCTTAATGACGGAACGCAATCAATATCTAGCCTATTCTAGGAGATATGGAATAGAACTTAAACCATTTATTGGTGATGTGATGAGTGTAGGTGAGCGCTATAGCGAGTTGAAACGTGTGATTATCGAATGCCTAATGGTTAATCCGTATATTAAATCTGTTGATAGTGTTGAATTTGAAGAGGTTCAGGACAAAGTAGAGTGCTTTGTCACTCTTACGACAATATATGGAGGTTTAAATATTAATGTTTAAAATACCTAATTCAGATGAAATACTTAAGGAATTACAAAACCAGTGTACATCACCATTTAGCAAATTTGAGGGTACATTTGAGTACGATGTATTTTCGTCAAATGCTATTGAATTTATGAAAACCTATGTAGAACTTGGAGAACTATACAAAGTAGCATTTGGTGATACGGCATATGGTGATTTCTTAACAAGAAAGGCCGCCGACAGTGGAGTAATTCGAAAAGAATCTACAAAGGCTGTTGGATTTGTTACGGTAAAAGGCAATGGAGAACTTCCTAAAGGGAGTCAATTTGCAACACAAACAGGCGTGTTGTTTGAAACCTTAGAGGCTGTGACGGTGGATACACAGGCTACTGTGAAAGTGGAGGCTGTGATACCTGGTAGTATTGGTAATGTAACGGCGCAAGCGATTTCTGTAATACCTATGTCGATACCAGGGATGCTAAGTGTTTCAAATGTCGAACCTATGCAAGACGGTTTTGAAGCGGAGACGGATGAAGAACTTAGAACAAGATACCTAAATCATGTACGAAATCCTGGCACATCAGGTAATGTTAACCATTATTATGAGTGGGCGATGTCAGTGGCAGGAGTCGGAGGGGCTAAAGTTATTCCTACGTGGAATGGCCCAGGAACAGTAAAAGTGATTGTCGTAGATACGGAATATAAAGCTGCATCCAAAGATATTGTTGCTAAGGTACAATCTTACGTTGACAAGGTGCGCCCAATGGGGGCTGTTGTTACAGTAAAAACGGTGGAACCTACAACAATTAATCTATCTATTCACCCTGAAGGCGCATTTAGCAAAGACGTATTTAAGGAATTGGTCAAAGCATATTTTATTGCTTTGGAACAACAGGTAATTAAAGGTAATCAGACAGTTAAGTTATCAGTTGCTAAAATTGGTAGTTTGGCACTAGATGCAGGAGCGATAGATTATACGAGATTATTGGTAAATGGTCGAACCGAGTCTATTACATTAGGTGTGGATCAATTAGCTGTATTAGGCGAGGTACAAGTCGTATGATGTTTAATTTGTTGAGAACCTATAAAGTAGATGTCTTGCGATATTTGCCTAAGTTCTTGAGCAACGACAATACTTTTAAAGGAGCGCAAGATTCCTTAAGCGAAGAACATGAGAAACAGCGGTTGCTTATTATTGATATATGTAAGCAGCTATTTGTGGAAAGTGCAACCTGGGGCTTAGATGATTGGGAGCGAGTATATGGATTACAGAATAAGCATTTGCCCATAGACCAACGGCGTAATTTGTTGTTAGTCAAAATGCGTGGAGCACAAACAATTACGGAAAGTCAATTACAAGAGATTGTAAATTTGGTGTATCCACCAAAGAATGCGATAGTACTAGAAAATACAGGTCCTAATACGTTTAAGATTATCGTTAATACAATAGATGCACTTGATGAAATCAGAAGAGTCGTAGAGATTTATAAACCCGCGCATCTATCGTATTTGCTTAGTCATGCCTTTACTGGCAAAGCCCCTATGAGGATTAGTGGGGCGGTGTCGCAAATTGAACGAATTTATATTATGCCGCAAAAATCTGATAGAACGATCACGACAAATGGTCCTATAAGTAAACCAGTTGGCGCAATCGCTATTAGAAGTCGGTTACAGTTTTAAAGGAGGAAGTAGTGAGTAATTATAATAAAATAACCACAACATTAGCTGGTAACAACATGCTTGTAGAGTCCATTAATCAGAAAAAACCTTTGATTTTTACAAAAATTGCATTAGGTGATGGCGCTGTATCAGATAATGAAAGCATAGAGCTATTAACTGACCTTAAGCACAAAATCTGTGATAATGGGGTTGAGGCTGTTAAGAAAAAAGGGAATGGCGAAATTGATGTAGTAGCTACTATTTCTAACAGTAGACTAACTACAGGATTTTATGCTCGTGAATTGGGCGTATTTGCAAAGGTCGGTGAGAGTGGTACAGAGAAACTGTTTGCCTACACTAATGCGGGATCACAGGCGAGTTATACTACAGCCGGAACCTCGTTGGATGAAAAGTTAATTACTATTACATTTTATGTCGGCAATGCAGAGAATGTAACCATTAATTTAAACAGTCAAATATATGTAACTAAAGAAATGGTAGATGGAGTTAAAAATTCTTTAGAAAGCCAGCTGAATGCACATAAGTCAGACCCTAATGCCCATAACCTCAGCAGATATGCAGGCGGTACACCAATTCCAGCAGGGATAAGCGACTGGAATTCCTTGACGACCCCAGGAATTTACGAAGGAAACGCTCGTAATTTTGGGTGGGCTAATGCGCCATCGTCAAGCAAAATTTATCCGTATGGTCAAATTCAAGTGACCAAAACGGAAGGGAACATAATTAATCAGACCTTTTATTCTTACGGACAAGGCAAGGATATTAAAATAGCGACTCGGACATTCTATAATGCCTGGTCATCGTGGCAGTACTTAGCTGATTGGGATAGTTTAATTACTGACATTACAAAATCTACTACTGGAATTAACGTTAAGAAGGGTGACGGCTCACCTACATTCTTACAATTGTTGACTACAAATAAATCCGATTCAAATACGAATTTGGCACCAACGCTTGGAGTTGTGAAGGAGTTAATCGCAGGTGTAAACTCGTCAATTAGTGGGGTAAACTCGTCAATTAGTAATGGCGATGTGACAATCACCAAAACGACACAAGGTTTTAATGTAAATAAGGGTGGGAATAGTACACCAATTAATTTACTAACCACAGACAGTTCTGATACTAATTCAGGTTTGGCGCCTACCTTAGCAGTAGTAAAGTCCCTTATTGGTGGGGTTGAAGCTTCTGTTAGAACTTTACGTAGCGATGTTATGAATAAAGAGGTAACGGTCACTAAGAATAATACGGGTATTAGCGTAAGGAAAGGATCCTCATCCTCAGATCTTCAACTATTAACGACAAATAAGGCTGATACAAATACAGGATTGGCACCTACATTAGCTGTAGTTAAATCTCTTATTGGTGACGTTGAAGCTTCAGTTAATTCCGTCCGTTCGGACGTTAATGCGAAAGAAGTGACCGTGACAAAAAACACTATTGGCTTGACAGTTCGCAAAGGTAGTACTACATCTGACCTTCAACTATTAACAACAAATAAGGCCGAGACCAATACAGGATTAGCACCTACATTAGCCGTTGTCAAATCTCTTATTGGGGATGTAGAATCCTCGGTTAATTCCGTCCGTTCGGACGTTAATGCGAAAGAGGTAACCGTCACAAAGAATAACACAGGGCTTACGGTAAGAAAGGGCAACAGTTCCTCAGATCTTCAACTACTAACGTCAAATAAAGCAGATACTAACACCGCCCTTGCACCAACACTAGCGGTTGTAAAAGCATTAATTGGTGATATTAATTTGGATGTAACGAGTCTACTAAAATCCAAAGGAGTTCGGTACGACTTTAGCAACGAGAATGCCTGGTATATCTGCTTTGGCGAGGCATTCGGGGGGCTAATTATCCAAGGGGGAATATCTGTTGAGAGTGTCGGTGAATATGGGTATAAAACATATCCTATTTCTTTCAAATCTAAATGTTTTTATGCAAATGCAATATCAATTTTGCCTCAATTCAATGTAGGAGCATGGTGCAAAGTTGTGGATAAGTCTAGGTTCTTATGTGGCTTGGGGAATGATTACTCATCAGATGGAATAACACCCGCCGTAAGATATGTAGCGATAGGGATTTAACTACCAATGGCAATCCAATGTAATTTAGTAACTCCGTTTTGGGCACTTTGATATTTAAATTTTGTTAAGCTGATTGCAGATATTGCGCTGGTTGCCCATTCGTCTCGATCAAGAGTTTCAGCGACATTGGTAGCTGAAACAATTGGCGTTCTTGTAAATGTTATTGGAAAGTTAATGAAATCAGCAAATATCCTGGAGGATACTTCAACATTGGCTTTTCCCCCTTGGGCATTTTAGTAAGCGAATAGCCTTACGCAATTGACCTAATGATTTGTGAGTATACACTCCGTCGGTAACGTTTCCACTAGCATGGCCAAGCAGTAATCGCTTGGCGTTGTAATTGGCGCCCTCGTTATCAAGGCGTGTAGCGAAGGTGTGGCGACAATCGTGGGTGGTGTGTTTGGCATTAATGGCTTTCATTGCTTTGTCAAATTCTCTACTTAGAGATGAATAGGTACGACATTCCTGAATTACGTAAATAGTATTGAGTCTACGCTCGATGATAGGCCATATTCGTTCGTGGATAGGAATAGTACGGATGCCTGATTTAGTCTTGGCCGATGTGATTTTAATCGTTCGTTGCTTACGGTTAACATCACGAGCTTTCAGATTAATCAATTCCGATGCACGCATTCCCGTATAAAGAAGAATCAATGGAATATCATGCAGTGGTGATTCTAAACGCCATAAGCGGTTGATTGCTTGGGTAGTGAAAGGCTTGTGTGGTCGTACTGGCTTATTATGGCCAAGGTTTAGGAACTTGGCATAATTAGTGGTACACCATCCATTGATTATTGCATAGTCAAATAATTGACTAATTAAGGTTCGGATCTTCTTGCAGGAACTGTAAGATAGTCCAGTACTAAGCATGTTGTCAATGATTGACTGTAATTGGAGGTAAGAGATGTCACCAATTGCTACATCGTGAATACTAACCAGGTGCGCAAAGGCGGAGCCGTAGTTGTTAAGAGTGTTAGTGCTTACACTCTTAGCATGCGACGGTATCCACATTTCGTAGACTTCATGAAGTGTTAGGGATTGGCGAGATTGTTGGAGTGCATCAACCGCTTCATCGTAGGTGGAGTAATAGCCTAGGACAGAATATACCACATAAGGACGTTTCGTAGCATGCTTTATTTTTTGTATAAGTTTCATTGTATTCCTCTTTCAACATAAAAAAGCCCTCGTCCATTGACGAGAGCGGAGAATATGATATAATGAAATTACAAATAAGAAGAACCCGATGTGTGAAGGCGTTAGGTTCATCTTAAAATCAATTCACAGTGTGATGACCCTAACGTGTAAGCGCTAGGGTCGTTGTATTATCAGAAACTATTTAAGTAACTGTAATATGGCAACTACTAAAGTAAGAATGGAAATGATTAATTGAATCTTTTCATAATTACGCATAGTATCACCACCTTTCGGTGATGAACCTAACTCACATCGAGTTCTTATGACAATTATAACATACTAGCACCGTATAGGTGCTTTTTTTGTGCAATTTTTTATCTCTTAGAAAGGAGAATAAACATGGAAAATCAATATGTATTTGTATTGGATGAAAAAGGTACACGTATCACATCCTTATTAGTCGGTGTGCATGGCGAAACAGAAGAGGCGTGTATTGAGATTGCAAAACGTGACTACCCTAATCATACGTATGTTACAGGTGGGGATGAAATGCAGCGTCAATTCATCGACTACAAATGCTATGTAAACGGCGAGTTCATAGACTACGTGCCAGAGGCAGTAGAGCCATCCAAAAAAGATAAAATCGAAGTGCTAAAGAAGGAAGCTGAAAAGGAAAGAGAACAATTGAAGGAAGCCTTCCTCACAAAACAGATGAAGGGGCTACCCGTTGATGACATCAAAGATAAGTTCAAGCAAATTGATATTGATTTAATCAAGAAAATCCGCGAGTTGAAATAGGAGGTACTCATTATGAAAGAAACATATTGTGAATGGTGCGGTTCGGTATTATTGGAAAACGGACGTTGCCCTATTGAGGACTGTGTACAAAATGTATTGCTAGATGCGTTACAAGATGCCGAAGAAGAACCCAAGCAAGAATCCGAGGAAAAGAAAGATGAATCAAATCAAACAGCATAATTTCGTGATGGAGCAGGGCGTGCCTTGCTCCTTCTTGTTAGAGTATAACAAGGAGATACAGGCGAATGACCTATTCGCCGTGGTACGTGTGAATGCTAGTGATGAGAAATACGTTGCTAAGCTCAACATTGCAAAGGTAGAGAATGTGAGCGAAGATGCCATTTCTACATTCAAATTGACATTGAATGGTGATATTCCTCAAGGTCGATACGTCTACGATGTCTTTATTTATGACTCAAATAACAAGCCTAAATCTAAAATTTTAAAAGGTCATGTCTTAGTCAAGGCGAGCATCTCAGATAGGGGGCGGTTGAATGGATGACGTAGTGCGTATTGTTGATGGCGAGCATGACGACGTTGTCAAGGTCACTGACTATTCGGGATCAGGTGGCATTGGTCCTCGTGGCCCTAAAGGCGACAAAGGGGACAAAGGTGAACAAGGCCCTAAAGGCGAACGTGGTCCAGAAGGCCCAGTAGGTCCTAAGGGAGACATTGGCGAGCGAGGCCTTAAGGGCGAAGATGGACAACAAGGACCCCGTGGAGAGCAAGGACCACCAGGACCAAAGGGAGAGGCTTTCAAATTCTCTGATTTTACCACAGAACAATTAGAACTTTTAAAAGGGGTTAAAGGTGATGTAGGCCCACAAGGGCCAATTGGATTAACAGGACCTAAAGGTGAGCAAGGTGACGTGGGTCCACGAGGGCAACAAGGTGAACAAGGTCCACAAGGTGTCACAGGTCCTATAGGACCCAAAGGGGATAAAGGCGAGCCATTCCGATACTCAGACTTTACGGCTGAGCAATTACTTTCGTTGAAAGGACCAAAAGGAGAAATAGGTCCTCAAGGTCCACCTGGTCCTGCTGGTGCTAATGCAACACCTCAAACTCTATCATTCAACAACGGTCAACTATCAATCAGTGGAGGGAATACAGTTACCATTCCGACCACATCAAGTGGTGGTAGTGCGGCAGAATCGACTACACAAAAGAAATATACATACAAAACACCAAAAGGCTCATCATGGATGGATGGTGATAGTCATTTCCTACTTACGAGAATAGGGAATTCGGTTGTAGTAGGTGCTAAGGGGGCGCCATGGGCGACCATTTCGATTACACCTCCCAATGACCAAAACTTTGCTAAACTGCCTAAACGTGAGTCAGATGTCAACGGTCGTGGAGGGACGTGGTTAATAGTTCAGAAACCTACTAATGGGGGAGCCTTTCAAGGGAACTATATAATTCCCGAGGGATTTACTCCAATCAGCTCGGTGTATGCTGACTTAGTAAACGACAATGGCTTAACAGTAGGGTCGGTTATTTTTTGGGGGCCCGGTAAACAGAGGGGGGGGTCGCTCCACTTTTTTTGGGAA